ACTAAGATTATGTTCTGTGGTGACGTTGCACAAACTGACTTGATACGAACAAACGAGAAGAATGGTATCCTTGATTTCCAAAAGATTATCACTCGTATGCCTGAGTTTGAACAAGTTGAGTTTGGTGTAGACGACATCGTTAGATCAGGTCTAGTCAAGAGTTACATCACCTCGAAAATAGAACTAGGTATGTAATGTTCAAACATGTAGAATGCGATCTTCCTACACTGAGTAGGAAGAGTATTGATGGAGTTCGATACTACAATGTCAACGACAGACCGATGGTGTCAATCACCTCAGTCACTTCACACTTCAATAAACATATATTTGTTGATTGGAGGAAGAGAGTTGGTGATGCAGAGGCAAACAGAATAACAAAACGTGCAACCACTAGGGGTACTGCCACACACGAACTCATAGAGAAACATCTACTGAATGAGGAGGTTGTCTTGGACAACCCTAGCAGTAAGATACTATTTCTTCAGTCTAAAAAAGTATTAAGAAATATAAATAATATCTATGCTCTAGAGAAAAGTTTATACAGCAGCGAGTTGGGTGTTGCTGGAACTGTTGATTGTATTGCAGAATATAATGGTGAACTATCAATTATTGATTTCAAAACTGCTGCGAAACCCAAACCGAGAGACTGGATAGAGAATTACTTTGTACAAGCAGCAGCATATGCTTGTATGTTTTACGAACTAACTGATATACCTGTAAAAAAACTTGTTATTCTTATGACGTGTGAGAATGGGGAGGTGACTGTTTACGAAGAGTATGATAAGATAAAGTATATGAAACTATTAGTCAAGTACATCGAAAAATTTGTTGAGGACAAACTAAATGGCAACTAAAAACGAAATGAGAGCAGTTCTAAAGAACAAGTTTCTTTGTCAAGATAAGTTTACTAATGACATAGAGAATCTTGTCCAAAACAATTTGGATATGAATTACATTGAAGCAATCTGTCATTACTGTGAAGAGAATAGTATAGAGATAGAATCAGTTGGTAAGTTGATAACAAAACCAATGAAAGAGAAGTTGAAAGGAAATGCAATGAACCTAAATTACTTGAAGAGAACTTCGAGGGCAAAATTCCTTGCTATCTAAGGTAAAAGAAAAGAAACTCGCTGCTGCATGTCTGAAAGATCATGACATCAATGAGTTGTCACGAAAGGTAGATTATATAAGATCACTCAAAGGATTTTGGGTAGATAATTTCAAGTCAATAACAAAAGAAGAACTCTCAAGTCTGGAGAAGGAACGTCCTACTACCAGACTTCTTAGTATTCATACCATCAATGGTTGTAACTTGGCATGTAGAGCATGTAATCACAACAGTAGTTTACTTAGTGCTAATAGCACAGTAAACATTGATCAATTACTTGAAGATATAGAGAATATATTACCAAAGATATATGTGTGGAGTCATGTCAGTGTCATTGGTGGTGAACCTCTGCTTGAACCAAGAACAAAAGAAGTGACCAGAGTACTAAGAGAGTTATGTTACGGTGAACGTGGCACACAACCATGTAATGTAAAACTATTCAGTAATGGATCAAGACTTCTACAAGAGAAGGAGTGGATAGTTGATGAGATGTTGAAAGGTGTAGTTTTTAGATTGACATTTCACTTCCCATGGTACTCTACAAAAGGTCACAAGAATTGGGAGAATGCATATGAGTTTGCAAAGTATGCAGAGTCAAGAGGTGTAGATATGAATAGTAATACATTTGAATTGAGTGAAGCATTCAGACTAGACAATGGTGAACCAAGGGTTTGGTTTGATCTATTCAAGTATGATTACAGTGATGGTATAAAGTATTATCCTCATGAAGATAATAATATAAAAGAAAGTTTCAAGCATTGTAGTTGCCCCAACTCTCAGTTATATAATGGGCATCTTTGGAAGTGTCCTATGATGTCATATCTCAGAGAATCTTTGGATGCCTCAGGTCAACTTGATGATCCAGCATGGCAAAAATATCTGAAGTACAAACCCACTAGCATTGACTCATCAGATGATGACATTAGAGCATCATTCAAAGAGGTAAAAGAACCTACATGGATTTGTAACATGTGTTCAGCAAATCCTAAATGGTTTACCGCAGCACAGCAATTAGATGCTACAATGAAGAAAAGTGTACCGATGTATGATCAAAAGACCTATGACACCCTTTGATACTTACAAAGAGTATCTTGGATACAAAAACCACTTTACTAAGGAGAGGTATGACTATCATAGATACGGTGGAAAATCAAGGGCAAAGATTGATTCTTTTTATAAAAGAAAAGATAGATATTTCTTTGAAAAAATGTCAAGAAAATATAAAGATGAAGAGATAAAAGATTTCTTTCTTGCAAACTTTGTAGACACAGATAATCCAGAAGGACTATGGATAGGTAACATTATAAGGTCAGGTGAAGGAGTGTATAAACAATGGCAGAAAAGACATCAGAGTATGTTCTATAATTTCAAACAGAAATCTGATGAACTTATGGATCAATATACTTATGATCAATTCTTTGATGCATCAAAAGGTCACCCACCCATACTAAAAGAACATCTAGCAGGTAACATAAGTGCAGAAGACATGTGTGTCTATGAGAAACTATTTGGTTACTGTAAAGACTATGATAAACAACTGAAAGATCCAGTCTGGAAGGTGATTGGTATGAAGATAAGGAAGTATCTACCGTTTCTAAATATTGACAAAGAAAAATATAAACAGTATCTTATGAGTCGTATCAAGGAGAATCATGGGTAAATTTTTTGATTCTGATCATGTAAAGAGAGAGATGGAGGAGATAACTGATCTTCAAAGAGAACTTTATGATGTCATTCTAAAGTTTCCATTGATGAGTGCAGAGGCAAAGGTTGAGCATATAGATACAGTGATGGAACTACTTGAGAGACAACAGATTATGTGGACAAGATTATCATTGACAGATGATCCAGAAGCAAAGAAGATGAGAGATTATATAATATCTAACTCAAGAGAACTGGGTTTTGGTGATACAGATATGGGAACTATCTTCAGTAACATGAGGAAAACTTTAGAAGATGTACAATCTAATTTGAAAAGGTAATGTCATTTTTGATTCATAATTTACCACCGTACTCGGTGTATGTGAGAAAAGAATTCTTATACGACCATCAGAAAGGTCATGGTGAGATAACACCTGGCACATGGATCTCAGTCAAGAGTGTGCAACACAAAGCATTGTACTTTGAGACATTGTTGACAGACTACGGTGCATTGTTTGACAAGTTACCACTCAGTGCATTTGTGTGGAAGAAAGACTACAACCCAGACGAATTGCTACCACTTGACACACTACAGTTATGGGATTGTTTTGACTATGATCTGACTGTCATAGAGAAACCATTACTCAATCGCTGCTCCTTCTTTGGTAAGGACAAACAGTTGCATGATGGACAGTATTGTTTTACGATAGACAATTGCCATGCACAGTCATCTACATTGAATACAAATTACAGTCAGGATGACCCAGAGCATAAGTCATTCAACATCATAGCACTTGACAATGGACAGTTTGCAGCACAACCTAACAACAGAATACAATGGAGAGATATGAGTCTGATACCAGAGAACAGAAAGACCCCAGACTTTGAGGTGTGTTCACAAAATTATCAGGTAGAAAACTCTGAGAAGTGGAGTGTCGGTCACACTACTGAGTGGCAATACAAGTCTAAGAGTGAGGAGGATACATGGGATGAAGAAGATAAGAGGATGGATGTTATAGGTCAGAATGGTAACCTAGGATTGCATTATGATGAAGAAGTATGAAAATAAAATGTGTTTATGATCCATGGTATCACCTACAGGTAGAAGATTTTTTACCACCAGATAGGTTTGATGAGATAAAAAAACTTGCCATGATTGAGTACGAACAGTTCAAAAAGGTAGGATCAAATACTTTCTACACTACACACAAAGAGTACTCATCAAGAAGTAAGTATGTTAGATATGTAGAGGAAGATATAGTACCAGAGACAAATCAATTTTTCTCTATGTTACCAGAACACAGAGGATTTACAGGTGAACTAAAGAAGATTATACACTGGGCGATTACCCCTAAAAATTTTAGATACCCTATTCATATTGATAATAGATCTAGGATAAACACATGCACGTACTACATCTATCCAGAGCATGAGGTTGGCACAGTATTGCAAGACAATCCAAGTCGTAATGATGATGGAGATCATAACCCTGCCGACCAAGAGAGTTCAAGTCAAATTGAAATTGAATGGAAACCCAATAAATTATTTGTTCATAATAGTATACCTAACAAGACATGGCATAGTTATATGAGTCATGAAGAGAGGATAGTTTTATCAATTTTCTTTGTCCAACCTGATCTTATAAATGATTCAAGATATCCCATGTATCTTCTTGATGTTGACCCAAAATATTATGAAAATATACTTTGATGGATGCTCTAATACTTGGGGTGCAGATCTACAAGATAATCTAAAGTCAAGATATAGTAGGTTAGTATGTGATCACTTCAATGCAGAGGAATATAACATAGCACTGAAGGGTGGTAGCACCAAAAGAGTGGTAAGAAATTTATTAAAACATGATCTGTCTGATTATGATATGTTTGTGATACAATTTACACATAAGGTAAGAGGTGAATGGTATAATCCAGAGACTAAAAAGTGGACTACCATACAAAGAAACAAACAAGATACAAAATATAAAAAACTCTGGGTAAACTATCACAAATACATTTATACTAATGAGTTAGGTGATTTAGATGCAATGATAAACTATACCTTAGTAAGAACTTTATTGAAAGATAAACCACATGTAATTATAGGACTCGATTTTAGATGGGATTTTAGTTTCTCAACTGACAGTAAAAATTCTATTCCAGTTCCCCTAGATATAAGGTATAGTCATGGTGAACCTAAAAAATTTATGGGTAGATATTTAAACACCGATAAACCAAAAAAATTACCACGCCAACCATACTCTCATCCCAATGAAGATGGACATAAAATAATTGCCGATGATATTATAGAGTGGTTCTCATGAAAATTTATTTTGATGGTTGTTCTAACACTGCAGGTTCAGAACTAAAAGATGCAAAAAATACAAGGTTTAGTAAATTAGTATGCGATTACTTCAATGCAGAGGAGTATAATATTGCTTTAGAATCTGGTAGTGATAGAAGAATGGCAAGAAATTTATTAGAGCATGATCTTACACAGTATGATATGTTTGTGATACAACTTACTCAAAAAGCAAGGTCTGAGTACTGGTGTGAGAGAGATAAAAGATGGAAAGTACTTAGACATTTATTGAAAGAAAAACATCAGACTGATCACTATAAAATGCAAGTGACAAACATCTGGAAAAGTTTTCTCAAAAATGTTTACACTGATGAGTTAGGCACATCAAATCAACTCATTTACTACACACTGATGAAGATATTATTGAAAGACAGACCGCATGTTATAATTGGTATCGATTTTTTTCATGAGTTTTTTATAGGTGATGATAATAATATATCAGCACCAGTTGATATAAGATACAAGCATGGTAACCCAAAAAGATTGAATGGTAAAATTATGAGATCTAAAACAAAGAAATGTATACCTAGGTATGATGGAGGACACCCCACTGTAGAAGGGCATAGATATATCGCAGATGATATTATAGAGTGGTTCTCATGAAGATATACTTTGATGGTTGCTCACATACATGGGGGTCTGAGTTGACTGATTTGAACTCTAGATATAGTAAGATAATATCTAATTATTATGATGCAGAGGAGTATAACATAGCAGAGAGAGGTGGATCTGATAAAAGAATGGTTAGAAATTTATTAGAACATGATCTTACACAGTATGATATGTTTGTGATACAGATGACTGGAAAAAATAGAACAGAATATTATTATGATGGGTGGAAGAAAGTAAATTGGAACACTATTTTTTACAAAGTAGATTTCAAAGGAAAAGATAGTGTGTCAAAAGAAATCAAACAGACATGGTATGATTATTATACCTTGATACACACAGAAGAACTTGCTGACTCAAATCAACTCATAAATTATACAGTTATCAAGGGATTGATAGAACACAAACCACATGTCATTATAGGTATTGATAATTCAGATAAATTACCTCTCAATTTTTCTTACAATAAAGATTTACCAAGGGCAAAGGGAGGTCATCCAAGTGAACTTGGACATAATAAAATAGCGAGTGATATAATAAATGAAAATTTACTTTGATGGTTGCTCCCATACTTGGGGAGCAGAACTATTAGATCCAAACAAATCTCGTTACAGTAAGATAGTATGTGATCATTTCAATGCAGAGGAATATAATATTGCCAAGAGAGGTGGAGGATGTAAAAGAGTGGTAAGAAATTTAATAAATCATGATCTATCACAGTATGATATGTTTGTAATAGAGATGCCATCTAAGATAAGGTTTGAATATTTTTCAGGTAATGGAGATTGGGTAGGAGCAAGTCCACATGCATTGCTAAACAAACTAAAGAATAATGACCCTGTTCATGATACTTTAATTGATTATGCAAAATATATTTTTACAGAGAAGCAAGCAGACTCGGAGCAATTGATACACCACACTATTATCAGAGGTTTACTTGAAAATAAACCACACATTATAATAGGTTTAGATCTTCATTACTTGAATGGAATCAATATCAGTGTCCCTGTTGATAAATTATATGCAATCAAGGAAAGTCCTAGAAGATTGTTGGGTAGAGTGTTGAGAACAAAAGATAATTTCATACCAAAAGCACATCGAGGACACCCCAATGAAGAGGGTCATGAAATCATTGCAAAGGATGTGATCTCATGGTTGACAACAGATAAATAGTATACTATACTAAACTTGCGTATGCAAGGTGTTAATCCACCAATCTATTCAATACGACGAATACTACGAGTCAAATTTATGA